CACGATGAAGACTACCTAACAGCGCAGACCAATAGTAGCTGGCGTGGTGTGTGGATGTTACATGAAGTCAATGATGGGCAGTGTGATGAGATGCCTGTATCACTTAACTACCTAAGGAAGAAGTATGAGCTATCTAAATAAGCAGGAAGGCGGTAGCCACTATATGCAGGTCATACAGCCTATCGAGTACATCTACAAGAATAAGATTGGGTACATTGAGGGTAACGTCATCAAGTACATCACACGCCATCGCGATAAGAATGGTGCTGAGGATATACGAAAAGTTATTCATTACTGTGAAATGCTGTTAGAAATGGAATACGACGAGAAATAGAGTTTCAAATATGCTATAATCGGGGGATGAAAAAAGACAGCTTACTATCCCGAATCGGAGTCTCTGGCTACAACAAGCCTAAGAGAACGCCCAAACACGCCACCAAATCTCACGTTGTGGTCGCCAAGGAAGGTGATAAGGTTAAGACTATACGCTTTGGTCAGCAAGGTGTATCAGGTGCAGGATCATCCCCCCAAACAGACAAGCAGAAAGCTCGTCGTAAATCATTCAAAGCTCGCCATGCTAAGAACATCGCCAAGGGTAAGATGTCTGCTGCGTACTGGGCTAACAAGAGTAAGTGGTAATGAAAGGTTTATACGCAAACATCCATGCCAAACGTAAGCGCATCAAAGCAGGTAGCTCTGAGAAAATGAGAAAGCCTGGAGCCAAGGGTGCGCCCACAGCTAAGGCATTCAAAGAGTCTAAGAAGACTAGCAAGAGTTTACTAAGTTAAGGATTTGGGTGCTGTAGCGCCTTATATCCGGCCAAATGTAAACTGAATATCCGGCCAAATGTAAACTAATACGTCCAGATAACCTGTACTGTGTCGCGCATATCTATATGGATGAAGTTCTTGGCAATACCTATCCCGCCTAGCCCCATCTTCATAGCCTCTCGCACAATCACATAACCTTCTGAGCCGCTGTTGATCTGGATGTCAGCAGCAATACCTCTGGCATGGGTGCCAGGTCTGGTCTTACGTGCTTCTATGGAGTGAGAGGGGTCTCGGTATCCACTGGTAATCTTGAAGGGGAATCCACACTGGTGGCGCAGGTAGTCTAGCTTCTCCAAGAAGAAGGGGTTCATCTCGTTGGTGCCAGTCTCTTGGCAATCAAACTCCTTGAGGTCGAAGTATTGCATCTGCATTAGTGAACCTCATAGTCAGCAGTAAAGTAGGCATTGATTAGCTCTGCCTTAGCAACTTCCATACTGTATAGAATGTCAGGGTCTTCCAAGTTACTAACGATCTGTATCTGTTCGTCGTTCACACCTATAACGATAAGAGTGTCGTACTCTTCACACAGTGCTGCAAGGTCTGGCCTTAACTTAACTACATCACCCATTCTTTTTTACCTTCTCATATGATCTCAGTGTACCCAATCCTAACATACCCATAAGGACTGGCAGCATAACAGACGTGTCTGCTTGAGGTATTGTAACACCGATGGCTGATGCGAGTGGTGAAATCAAAAAGTTTACTGCGAACCCTGCAACACACACCCACCCTGTAGCTGGTCTCCATCCTGCTTGGAACCAGTTGCCTTTTGCTTCTTCTCGGTTGACTTCAATCTGTGCCAGTGCAAGTTTCTGTGCATACTTGTCCGACATGGTACTGATTTCATGCGCGAGCTTTTGTTTGGTATCCGCATCTGGTATCCATTTGTCTAAGAGTTTAGTGACAGGGGCAATAAGGTCTTTAATCATTGCTTCCTTCCTAACAGTCCTTGAACTGTATCTGACTCATAGATTCTTAAACCTAACCACACTATTGTAAACAGTGATGCCACAGGTGGAAGCCAAGCTGCCATTGCTAGTACGCCAGTTGATGCTGCTGCTATATCCATTACTTCCTTTGTCTCTTCGACCATGATAGTTCTCGTTAGTTAGTCTGCTGTTTGCAGTGATAGGTTGGGTGAAAGTTCGGCAACAACACCAAGATGTGGTACAACTACACCTGTACCGCCTCCGTCACTTGGTTTATTTATCTGGAAAGCAATGCCCTCTCCTGCATCTAGTCTCGTCTCAGTAAAAGGCACTTCAATAATGTTACCTATGCTCCAATCTCCTGTACCGCCTGATGCAGTTGTTTTTGTCTCTACTCTGGCAAACTGACCACCAAAGGTTCCATCAGCGTTTACTTTAATAAACTGTATCTGAGCATAGTTAGTATCGTTTGCCACCAGTGCGCTATTGGTTACAAAGTATAGCTTCTGAAAGTACGTTGTACCTCTAGATACGTAAAGAGAAGTACGAGGAAAAGCAGCTCCTGCGCTTGCATCTTGAGGCTTGTAGATGTTGGCAACAATTACGTTCTCGTCATTAAGATGTTTAATGTCACCTACATAACTAGGGTAGTAAATCTTCTGAGCAACAGCACCTGTCAACAGCGTGGAGTCGTTAGCAGTACCAGTGAAAACATTACCTACAGCATAAGTTACCCCTGTAGTTCCAAGGTACGTATTCCAAGCTGCATTACCCGCAGTGCCTAAGTCAAATATCTTGTACTCTTGGCCTTCCACAAAACCACCAGTACCTGCAACAGCTCCAGTGAGTAGCGAAGAATCATTAGCTGTTCCTACAAAGGTGTCACCATACGCCCAAGTCTTATTTATACCAGTGTATGTAACCCAAGCTGCGTTACCGGCAGTACCTAAGTCTCTAACGACATAAGTGTTTCCTACAGTCCAAAGACCTGCTTCTAGAGTAGCAAACTTCTTCTGCCCTGATGGAACAGTAGGAGCCTGTAGTCCTGACACGCTTAACTGATGCCCTTCATACATACCGTTAGTTGCGTCAACTTCAATTAGGTTAGCAGTGCTCTTTACAGGAGAATCTACTCGTATTCCACCTCTAAGGTAGTTGCGAACAGAAGATGTCTCTGCGCCATTAAAGTAAAAATACTTACACTTGTCAGGAGCGTTGCCTGTGAAACCATCAATGTGTAAGGAGGAGCCAGTGTTCACGACAAAGCACTTGTAAGGGACTTCTAAGCCAACCAAATCAACTTGGTCAACACTAACAGAAGCAATCTCAGAACTGCCTTCTACAGCACCCTGCGTGCCTATAATGCACAGGTCAGTTTCTCCTCTCCAAGGTTCACCGTTAGGGTCATTACTTGTAGGTAGCTGAGTGTTAGCGTGAAGGAACAAGTGGCCTATGCGAATCTTACGCGCTCTGTTGGATACGTTAGGGACAACCTTTAATGCCTTACCACGAGGGTAGATAATACGTAATAGAGGGAACCAGATGTTGTTGTCACCTTGGTTAGAACCGTTACTGCCTATCTCCATAGCGGCATCGTCATACTGTACACCGCTAATCAAGTTACGGTTACCACAGTTCTTTATCTGAATGTTCTCAAACGTACTCTCACGGACAGTATCAGAAGTATAACCTACTGCCGCAACAGCGCCTGTCATGCTTGCACCGTTATCTACAGCTTCAAATGTTGATCCGATTTTGTAAGTAACGTCTGTAGTGCCTAGGTACGCATTCCATCGTGCCTGAATAGCCGCTTCCTGTTCATCTTCATCATCACCTGTTGCAGTGCCAAGGAAAGCAATCTTGTACTCAGTTCCTGACACCCAAGAGCCTGCGTTTACTTTAGTGATGTTAGCGTTACCCAAAGACATACCTATGCCTTTGAAGTCTCGACACTCAACATCAATAATCATGTCGTCGTTCAAGCCAGTAAAGGAAAGTCCGTTCGCTCTAACTGTTCGTTGTCTACCTAGCAAGGTAAACCCTACAAGCTCTACTGCTTTTTCCTGATCTGTAAAGTAAGGCTTCTCGTTAGTGCCTGCTCCTTCAGTTCTACCGCAATCATTAATAGTCAAAAGGCTACTGCCTACAGGGAATGTCGCGCCAATGTTAAGGAATGACATTAACTTGCCAGTACCATGGATAGAAACAAGAGCCTTATCCATTGCAAGCGGAGTGTTTGTTGTAGCAATGCCGTCAGTAAAGATTACCTGATAGTTATTTGCTTTAGCCGCAGCTAACAAGGCAACAAGAGCTGTTCCGTTATCAGTGCCGTCAGTCTGACCTGCCCCGCTTTTCTGGAAAGCAGCATCACGTTTAACGCCATACTGAAGATCAATGATTGCCCCGCCTTCCCACGTTGCCTTAGCCTGACCCTCAATTCCTGCTAGGTCGATGTAAGAGCCGCCATCAGCAGTGCCAGTAGAAACGTCCACAATCTTATATGTATTACCACCGCCATCGTAAGTGCTGTAATAGCCAAGGGTTGTAGCAACATCTCCTACTTCCAGGCCATCATTGTTGACCATATCAGCAACAGTGTTGTAGTAATTTCCAGAGCCAACAGCAATAGCAGTAGGGCCACTAGCAACAAAAGGTCTACCCAAGCTATCAAACTTTAAAAACTTATTAGCCCTATCAGCTTTAACTGGGATTGTCATATCCACAGTAGGGTCTTGATCCTTTAGGCGTATCGCTCTGCTGATGTCGGTCTGCAATTGATTCATTGCAATGTAACCTTTATCAAAGTCGCCATTAACATCGGACGCTAAGAAGTCACCTGCATTCTGGTATTGGGTAGTGCGATCAATAGGCATTGCTAGGAAGACGCTAAGGCTATCTCCAGTCGATGCGCCAACACTGAGGGTGATACTACCACCCCCAGCTACACCTGCGTTAGACACGCTGTAATCGTTGTTAAGCGTTAATACCAATCCATTCTTTAATACCTTTATATCTGAGGCAAGAAGAATCTGGAATGTGTAGGCAAATACAGTTTGTCCAGAAGATGAAACATAATCGTTTCTAGTAGTAGCGCCAGTAACGGACATTGCTATTCCTTAATAACTTTAATCATTCCCAATGCAGCAATTGCCGCAGTAGGTTTTACATCTTGATTTGTTTCCATAGCAAATATTAGCCCACTCGCAGCAAGGGCATTAAAGTAATCTTCAGGGAAATTGCCAGAGCTTATCCAGTATTTTTTAAGCCCTTTTTTAAACTGGCTAGTAAACATATCTGAAGATGTTAAGTTCTGGGCGGCAGCTTGATTTTTGTTGGCTATAACTATAGTTGCAAATACACTCATTAGATAGACACTCCAGTTTTACCTGCAATATATGCTTCGGTAGATGCAATTTCACTTGCGTTAGACAAAACGCCTCGTACAATAAATCCGTAAACTCTTCCTTCTAACGGTAAGAGTGTTCCGTTATTTCTTGCGCCAAGATTAAGAGGGTAATCTCCGAACGAACCAGTACCTTGGTCTGAGGTAAGTGAAGCCTTCTGAACTCCATCTACTCTAATGGTGGTAACGTCATTAGCTATATCGGAAAGCCCTGTTAAAACGCTTGTAACCGGAGGAGTGTAGCCTGTGGCACTAGCATTTACACCGACAGTTCCTTTGGATGAATATCTCCAGATATTGCCATTAATAGAGGCAAGCCTAAATGTACCTGCATTACTACCGAAAGTGTTTGATAGTTCTGCAACAACAGCAATTTCATCAGCTTCTTTTCTAGCACCTGAGAACACAGACATGGTGGTAGTGCCAGTAAAATCAATATCTGCTGAACGTAATCCGTCATCAGTGCCATCAAACTCTAGGAAATATAAACCATCTACTAGCTTCAAGGCAGGACATTTTGTCAAGGTAGTTTGAACCAAGTCATTACCGTTACCTGATTTATCTACTAGCTTACCTACACGGTTAGCGTCAAGAATATCGCCAGAAGTCCAAGGAACAGTCGGAGTCGTGCCGTCAACTTGGAACACTTTAGTTAAGTCGGAAGGGTCATACCAAGCACCTGCCTCTCCGCTAGAGAAGAGGGATGCAGGACTAAACCCCTGACCATACGCTGTAGGAACTTTAAATAATGTAGCGCCAATGCCAATCATTTAAGACACCAGTGCGTGTATGCCTGTTGCAGCAGTACCAGTAGCCTTTACTCGCTTGCATGAGCAAACCAAGTAGAAGTTGTCAGGTACAGTAACGGTACGCTCTTGGTCATTAGCGGTGGTAAATACAACAGCGCCTCCGACAGTAATGTACAAGCCAATAGCTACTGATTCAAAATAGTTAGTATCGTGAGGAGTGACTGGCTGCATATCTAAAACAGCGCCAGTAAGGTTGTTACCTACACCCTTGAATACATTGTTTGTTGGGTTTGTCATGTTTTTGCTTCCTGTTTAATTAGGTTGATTATACTAAAAATTGGTTAAAAAATATACAGCTACTCGGCTAATCTTTCGATTCCACGAAGGATTGACAGGTTCTGTAAAGGAATAAGTCTACGCAATGCTCTAACATCTGCCTCAGTCATCGGCTCCTTGCTTGTAAGCGCATTACTGGCTGCCACAGTGGTGCTGAGTAAACTTCCGAATGTTGGCCCTAGAAGCGATTCTGATACGCTACGAGAGACAAACCTAGAGGCGGGTGCGCTAATGCCAAGTAGAGGTCTAATTCCAACAGAGTTGCTGGAAATCTTTTCTATAGTATTGTTGATCTCACCAATAACGCCAACAGCACCTGATCGGTCAATACCCTCAATCACCCAAGCTGCTGGATCATCACTTGTCTCTCTACCTGCAATGTTTGACTTGAGGTAGTACGAGAACATACCCATGCCCACCAACGAGATAGCACCGCCAATAGCGTTGTGATCTTGACCCTGTACGCCAGCAACAAGTACGCGCTGTGTAGCAGATAGTATGAAAGACCTGAACTGACCAATACTCTTACCCAGCTCGGAAGACATAAAGAGAGGCTTCTCCTGACCAGGCATGATGATTACTCGGTCAGACTCCTTACGCATAGCTGCACCCCACATACGCTCCAAGTCTGGACGATCCCAGTTCTTAGCGTTAGTGATCCACACACCACCTTCATTCTTACCATACTTGTTGACCTGCTTCATCATGTCCATTGCAGATTGCTTATCAATACCAAGTCTAGTCAATCGCTTGTCAAACTTACCCTTGGATAGTCCGTCAAAGATGGAGGTCTGCATAGTAACAGCGTGTAACTGCTTCATGCCTGAAGTCCAGTAGTCCAAGAAGTTAATGCGACCAAACTTGTTAGCAGCCGATCTAAGCCCTCTCTCGACCGCTGTGCCGCCTTGCGTGTAATCCCCTACGTCAGCTATTACTTCTGCCTTACCTGACATGAGAACGTCTGTACCGATGCCGTAACGCTTTGCTTCTGCTGCCGCCAACTTGAACTGCTTAGTGTTGGTTGCAAGTGCGCCCAATCCTCTGGAGAATGTCTTGGTAAATCCCTCTGCCATAACGATACGCGCAGCATCTGGTAAGCTCGATACAGTCACGCCACCTAGCAGTCGGAGATAGTTAAGGTCACGAGATGATCTGCCAATACGAGTCCATACATTGTCCTCTTGGAATCCGTACACCCCCCTGATGCGATCACGCATACCAGCAATGTCACGAATGTCAGCATCCATCTTATTGCCCAGCTTAACAGCCTCTTTGCCTGAAGCCTTCTTCATTGCCTCGCTGTAGTAATCTTGTATCTGCTTTATTTCGTTATCGAGTGTTACATTGCCAAACTTACGAGTAAGCTCAATGTCAGCACCAGTTTGCTGTAGGTATCTCGTACCCAAAGCCTCAATGTCATTCTCAAGAAACTCTTCGATAAGGTCATCTTCAATCGTGAACCTTCTTGCTTTCAAGGGGCCACGCAATGCACTAGCACCATTTAAGCTAGAGCCTTTATTGCCTGAGCTAAACCCTTCGCCCATCTTCCAGTCGTATGGCAAGCGTCCATCTGGAGTCCCTAGAATGCGTTGGTGAATCTGTTGAGCAATGTTCTCATAGTCTTCTGGCTCAAAGTCCTTACCCTTCTTAAACTCTGCCTTGTCTATGATTGCCTGTAGTTTTGCTCTATCTCCATCAGCAATGTCGCCAGCATCTAGCTTATCTTGAGCATCCTTAGCATTCTGATATAGAGTCTCGTCCTTGTCCTTCAGCCACTTAGATACCTTCGATATAAACGATGGCATATTAGCTTGGAGCTTCTGCTTGTTGTAGACCCTATTGAGGTAGTTTACTGAGGTAGAAACATCTACGTCATCAGGGAGCATATTAAGCTCAATCATCTCATCACGAAGGGGATTGTATAGCTCGTTGCGCCAGTATTCAGCAGATGCTTTAATTTCTGGAACATCACTATCACCAGTGCGAACAGCTCTTGATACTGCCTCATTGAAGTCTTTGCGCTTCATCTTGCCACCACCTTTTCGGTACTGGTCATAAGCTCTATTGTTATTATCTATAGAAGAGTAAAGACGACCACTCTTGATTTTGGACAGGGACTCAACCGACTGTAGTGGAGCGCCATCAACGTCAACAGGGTTCTCTGCAAGCATATTGGCTACTCTACGAGTAACAAGGGCATCACTGGTCATAGTGCGAGATAGGGGATCAAAGCCAAAGACCTTAACCAAACCCTTAGCCAACTTACCCTTCACCTCAAACGTGCCTTGTACTGTCTTTGCCGCACCAACACTGTCATAACCTGCCGCCACATTAGAAGCATCCAAAGATGGGTTCTCACCTCTAGCAATTTTACCCTCTGGGTTCATTACATCAGCAAGCTCTTGCACAGCCTTCTCATCAATACCGTAGTTGCCCAGTTTGTTTGCAGCAACGCCCAGAACACCGCCTAACAGCACTCCTGCGCTCATGTTAATAGCTGACTCACCGTAAGTCCTTGTAAGCTGTGTAGAGTGTAATGCGGCCTCTTGAATGGCAGTCTCAACTCCCACGATAGAGCCTGTAACAGCAGCACTACTCAATATGCTTTTACCTGCACGATAAGTGTTAGCAACTGCACCCCCGATAGTCAGGAGTGAGATAGGATCGGCAAGAGCAATAGGCAACCCAAGAACAAACGATGTGGCTCCACCTTGGGCAATAGTCTCTCTGTCTTGACGCTCTCTAGCATACTGGCTTCTGACGGCCTCTAGCTCACTTTCATCGTCAGCATATATGGCAGTAGTAACAAACCCCTCATCTGACTTTTCTTCTTCAGTAAACATGGAGTAAGCATCAAAGGTCGGATCATCCTTGGTGTCAGGAAGTCCAACAGCTTCAGTAAAGAAAGAGCCAACAATATTTTCTTGGCGAAACAATGCGCCAGCAATATCACCTACTGATGGCTCATCAAGTTCCTCACCGATCTGTGGACTATAAGAAGCTACTCTTTCTACTAGCTGTGTCTCTGGCATTGGCACAAATGGCATAGTCTTATCCTTTTAACTCTTTAGATACTTTAACCAAATAATCTCTAGTTTCTTTTGGTAGATTAGACTTTTCTGCGCCGTCTTTAATCCACTTATCTGCATTTCCAGGCCCCCAGTTGTAAGCAACTAAAGCGTAATCAAGATTGTCGCTGTACTTGTTTAATAAAGCATCTAGGTATTCCCGCCCAACTCTTCTGTTTTCTGCTGGACTATTATTTTTAACAGGTTCAATTCCAAACCCAGGATTTTTAGCTGTAGCTGGCATCAACTGCATTGGCCCTGTTGCCCCCTTAGGACTCACAGCATTAACGTCACCGCCAGACTCTACCATTTCTACAGCGGAATAAAGATTTTCTTTATTCTCACTTGGGAGCTTAGTAACATTAGTTGCTTCTTTTGCCAAATTAGTCTTCTGCTTTACAGCAGACTCAATAACTTTTTCGTTTGCCGCATCAACTTCCATTTCCGTAATATTTAATCCATCACCCTCCACGCTAGGCTTTGACGCATTATAGTTGGCATTAGTAGGATTACTGCCCACACTTGGGTCGTCAATGAAATTTCCAACATCCATAACTTCATCAGTAACTTCAAAAGGCTTTTTATTCAGCGAGTTAACGTAGTCATTACTTGCTTCCTCGATTCCGTCCATAATGGCGTAAGCAGCTAAACCAATGTTCTCAAGTGTTGCTGGAAGGCCAGTTGCAAGAACCAGCTTCCTCATGTTCTCAGGAGTAATCAACGATGGAATACTTGCTACAGACTTTACGCCCTTAGCTATAAGCGCCCCAGCAGCTTTACTACCTTGCAGGGTCTTACGCATTCTCTCACGATTTTCTTGCGCTCTAGGAGTGTCAAGCCCCAAACTAGCATCAAGCTCACTACGCTTTTCTCTTACTTCTTCAGGCGTTCCAAGAGGCTGCATTCCCTTCTTGGCATTGGCCTCAATGTTTTTAGTCTGTCGCTTAGTAAACTCTGCAACGTCAGGAATGAAACGATCTGTTTTCTTCAGTCCTGGCCCCATAACAAACACGCTCTCCAAAGTGCCAAACTCATTCTTAATCATAATACGATATGATGGCTTTCCAGTTGATGCCTGTCTTGAAGTGGTAGCGTCAGTCTTGAGGAATATGTCTTCTGCGTTTACATTCATTCCCTGCTGGTCGAACAACTCTTGCAGCTCAGTCTTAATGTAAGATACATCTTCCGTAACAGGAAGTTTATAATACTGCTCTGGTGGATACTTCATTAGACCAAACTCACTACGACCCCAGTTAGCCTGCACTGATCTAGCGGCATTATCTTTGGCTTGATCAATAGTTGACCCTGCGCGATAGAAACTTTCTACTAGGCTGCCGTAGTCGCTAACCAAAGCATCAAATCCAGCGTCCTGTTGGAAGTCAGCCTCACTCTCAAACATTCCAGTAAACTGCTTTGTAACCTCTGTAGTGTAAACAGGCGCTCCAAAAGTCTCGTCATCATCCTTGATCTCTGTTGCCCTAGCTTCAGACCGAGCTTTCATTTCGGGAGAGCTAGTACCAATAATGTTTCTAGCCATCTGGAGAGCGTCTTCAGGACTATAGCCGCCCCTAATAAACGTATCCATGTGGGTTGCTAGAACAATCTCATTCTTTGAAAAAGCAGTCTCACCAACTCCAGAAATCTCTTGAATCTGGGTAATAGTTCTGTAAGCGTTAGTAACTTCTTCAGGGTCTTGAGAAATAAGACCGGCCTGTATCTCATCCTTTAACTGCTTTGGAACATGACCAGATCGTTGAACAAATGTAGCTTGCTGTGCGCGTCTTACGTCTGGATTAGTAGGTAGACCACCCTCAGACTCTGGAGTGCTAGTAATTACCTCATAAAGGTTATCATAGTCCTCGTCGCTAACAGGAATGATTGGCTGATCACCCACAGGTTCAACACCCTTAATCTGGTTGGCAGCTCTTGCAATGCCATCATTCTTCTTTCTTGCTGTAGTGTTTACTTTGTTAATTGCCTTAATGCGGCTCGATATGCCATCAGCAGTCTTGATAACTCCCTTATCAAAAAGCTCGTACACTTTAATGACTAGCTCTTCAGCAGGTAGCGCCTGACTATCAATAAGAACATCTAGGGTGGACAGGTCTATCATCTCTTCCCTGCTCAACTTGGCATCTGCTTTTGCATTAGCAGTTTCCATAGCAGTGACTTGAGTATCCAGTGTTGCCAGTAGCTTTTGGTTTTGCTCGGAACTTAAATCAGAGTCAGGGTTTTCACGCAATGCGTCTACAATACGACGACCAGCGGCAGCCTGTTGTTCTGGAGTGTAATCCTCTGTTCTTATAGCTCTGTCAAACTCACCAGCTTTGCCCTGAATCTTAACTCTTTCATTCTGAGCTTCTATTAACTGATTGCCTTTCTCTTGCGTTATTGCTTTCTGCTGAACAAGTTTATCAACAGAAACAACGTATTCAGAGAAGAAATCTCTAGTGCCATCTGCATCACCAGAATAAGCTGCATTAGATAAGTTCTTTGAAGCAACGTCAGCGGCTTGACCAATTTCAGCATTAGAACTGGCTAGGTTTTTCTTTCTTTCGTTGTCAGCAATATTTACAGAAACAGGATTGTTTAGGCGAGCAAACAAGTTCTCAGCCGAACCCTTGTATTCTTCTGGCATAGCGCCAATAAGACCCTTTATCTGGGAATCAACTTTATTCTTATAGCCAATGATGTCATCAGGAAACTCAGTAGCGGCAGAGTCAACAATGTTGTTCATCTCTACAGATACGTTGGCCTCATAGGTGTTACGCATAACAGCGTTAGCCTGAGATGCACCAAACTTGTAGGCAGCAACCTCTTCTGCTGGGCCTCTTAGCTCACCAGTTTCAGGGTCAATAGTACCTGTCTCAGCACTAGCAATCTCTGCTTGCTTTACTCTTTCAGCCGCAACCTTAGGCTTCACTATTGTCTGACCTATAGCAGTACCTACTTGAGATATAGATTGCCCTAAACCAGCTAGAGCGCGCATTTTGTCAGCTTCAGATGTGTCTAAGGCAGTAGGAGTAAACTTACCGTAAACGCCAATTCTTTGTTGTCGAGGTTGTTGAGCCATTATGCTTCCTAATTATAAACCGGATTTAAATTGAGCTATGTCACTAGCGCCAGATAGTAGTGTACCAGCCGCCGCATACTGACTTCCCTTTCTAGCAGCAGCACCTTGTCTACGGAGTTGTGCTTGAGTAAGTCGATCAGACAGCCCCATCATGCCCTCACTCAACGATATGTTTTTTGCGCTCTCTAAAGCGATACTAGCCGGAGTTCCCTCTGCCTTAATACCTGATAGCCCCATACCCACAGCATTGGCTGCAAGGGCTGCATTAAGTTTCTGCTGGCGTTCTAGTTCACGACTCTCAGCGGCTACACGTTCTTGCTCTGCTTGAGCCTTCATTGCTGACTCTTGTGCCTTACCTGCCTCTATTTGACCATAAACGCTAACTGCTGTACCTACGCCTGCTATTACCATAGCTGTTACTGCAAACATTTAAATAACCTCTTGCTCTATTAGAGCTGCTTCTATTTCATCAATATCTGTTAAGTCAGTTGGAAAAAAACCAATCCAAGTACACCCTGTCTCGCTATATATAACGCGCTTAGTGCCTGGAATTGTTTCTCCTAAGTACGGCGCTGTAATCTTTTCTCTCTCGTGAACGCTAGATACTTCACACTCTCCAGATACCACGCTAAACAGGTGCTTGCTTTTATGCAAACCTCCCACAACAATACTGCCTGCTGGCATTACCATCTCTCTTGCATACATTCCGTCAGAAAAGTGGTGTCTTGTTACTACCGGCGCTTGCGGAAAATCCTTTATTATTTCCTGTAACTGGTAAATACTATCCTGCGTTACAACATCATTCACGAAGACTCGACCTCATACTGAATAGACTGTAGATGAAATGGCGTGCCATCTGGCACTGTAATCTCTGGGACTACTTCTGTAGACCAACCGTTGCCACCGTTTTCATCTTCTATAATACCAGTTCTAGGAACAAATGGGGTATTAAGGGGAGTGTCTTGAGCATCGCCAAACTGTCTAATAGGTACAGCATTGCCATCAATGTAGATGCCAGCACTCTCATGCACACGCAAGTTAATGTTAGTAATCTTCTTGCGCTTCATAGTGTTCTGTCCACCACGAGTACCAGGATTAGTGTTAAGAGGCATACCCTTAACTTTTACTGTAAACCCTAAACCAATTTCTAGGTTTCTTGTAGTAAAGCCACTAAGCTCTGCGGCAGTAATAGTTATGCCTACAATGCTTCCTATAACCGATGCTGTGCGCTTTGCTAAAACATCGCCATCAGCTAAGACACTCAGTTCATAACCTAAAAGCCTACTGCCTACCTCTACAACAACGTCAGCAACAGGGCTTGGAACTGTAACAGTAGTCTTTATGCCAGACTCTAGCAAATGATCAAAGCTCCATCGCTCAATATCATAGAAGTCACTACTGCCGCTTACTTGGCGATAAACAACCATGTAAAGCTCATCACCTACAGCAGAACAAGATTTAATTACGTTCTTTTCAGATGCCGTAGTAGCGTCAGTAAACGGAGTCCATCGTGTAAACCCATTAATGTCTTGCGATCTCATGGTGTTAAGGACTGCGCCAGTACCATCTTCATTAACAATAAATGCCCAGTTAGCATCCTCTGTGGTATTGCCAAGCAACAATGCCATATCGACAGGGTTGTTGATTAACTGTGAAGACAACACAGATATGTCAGCAGAAGTGTAAGCATCCTCATTAAAGTTAAACAGGAATTGACGTAATGTTTTGCCATTCTTATCTACAAATAATGTAGCTCCATCAACAGACTGAGCCTCAAGGTTAGACGAACCATGCTGGGTTTGCGATACAACTTCAATAGTAGATGGTGTAGAACCTTTAACCAAAAACTCAGCTCCAGAGCAAAATACCTGCAAGCCGCGATCAGGGTTAATATCAATAATGTCAGTTAGGCTACGGGAATCAATAGTGACAAAGATACCTTGGTCATCATCACCTTCTTCAGAAAAGAAGTCAAAGAAGTTACCGGCTCTACTGGCAAATATGCTTTGTTTTTTAGACTTTGTTCCACCTAACCATAAACGGCCTTCATGGAATACGCCCTGTCGAGGATAGCCTCTATTTGCCGACCATACATCTTCAGTTCTTGGCACTCCTTGAGTTGTTATCGCAAAGCCTACAGTATCTTCTGCACTGCCTGAGATTGGAAACCCAGTAAATAACTTATAGTTTCCAGCAGACTCATCCCTCATTGAAATGGTGTATGTATTGTAGCTTCCGCTAAGAACAGGAGTAACAGTAATTCCACTAAAACCAAACACCGGCATTTCTTGCAAGTTTTTTTGCAAGTTAAAGGCGCTAGACTCCATTCTGTTCGTACCAGCCGT